GTAAGCGTATTTGAATTTATTGTTGTCGTCGTTCCGTTTACAACAATATTTCCAGATATGGTTAAAGTGCCACCAATATTCAATGAATTTGGTACTGTAAGATTGAATGCATTGTCACCACGCAACCAAGTACCAGTTCCAGATCCAATTACTAATTGTCTATCACCAGAAACAGATGGTGGTTGGTATGTCGCATCTCCACTATTTCCATTGTCTGCTGGACCAATTAAAACATTACCAGATCCTAAACAATTATATCCAGAGAAATAACCAATACAAACATTTGAATTTCCAAATTGATTTTCTGATAACGAGCTAGATCCTACAGCAACATTTTTATCACCATCTAAATTATTAAATGCAGATCCAGAACCAATCGCTACGTTATCATCTGCAGTGCTACCACTTCTTAGTGCTTGATAACCAAGTGCAGTATTTCTTGCTCCTGAGTTTAATGTAAATGCAGAATCATAACCAAATGCAGTATTTTGTGTACCAGATGTATTTGAATTTAGTGCATTGTAACCAACTCTTGTATTGGAAGCAATTGAATTACCTCCTCTTCCAATCGCAATTGGTGCTAGACTTGATCCTCTAATAATAATATCATTATTTACAGAATCTAATGTACCATTGATAGTAATTGTATCGCCAGTAGCATTACCTAATGTTGTATTTCCATCTACGGCTAAAGAATTTCTTATCGTAGTTGTTCCAGTAGTTGCTGCAATCGTTAATATTGTAGAAGCACCAAATGCATTAACTGTAGTTGCTCCTGTATTAAATACATCAAAGGATGCTGATTGAGTCGTTACACTAGTTGTGAATCTTGGACTTGTTCCAAATACAGCAACACCAGTTCCTGTTTCGTCAGTTAAAATACCTCTCAACTGAGAAGAAGTTGTGTTTGCAAATACGGATAAGTTATTTGCTGTATAAGCTACTGTTCCTCCTCCACCAAATGCAACCGAAGATCCATCAGTACCAGTAAAAGTTAATGTATTGCTTGCAGTTAATGTTTTATTACTTGCAATTGTTAAGGTTCCAGAAACTGTTTGTGAAATAGCTAATCCATTAATTGATGTTGCTGTTGCTAGCCCTAAAGATGGATTGGTTAATGTTGGTGATGTTAATGTTTTATTTGTAAGAGTTTGAGTTTCTCCCTCAGTTACCAGACGATTTGCGACTGAACCATCATATGTTCTCCAATACTGTCCACTTTCATACCATTGAAGAGCAGAATATGTTGTTACTAAACCTAATCCATTTGTAGTTCTGTTAACTTGAACACCGCCATCAGTACCAGTTAAATTTAATCCTCTTCTCAATTCAATTTGTGCATCAGCAATTACTAGAGTCTGTGATTCAACCGTAGTTGTAGATCCAGTTACTTTCAAGTCACCATTAATAGTAATTAAAGATCCATCATCTTCCATGATAGAAGATACTAATTGACTATTAGCAGAATCCCATTTTGTAACTCTACTGCCAGTTAAATTGTCTGCGTTTTTAAATTCAAAGTTTTCTAAATTTAATACAATACCTTTACTAGCAGTTAGTGCAGCACCAGTATCAGTATTAACGGAAGAAATTGTTATGGTTTTTCCATTTTGACTGATAGTTGTAGCTCCACTTGCAACTAAAGTTACATCACCAGATTCGTATGTTCCAGAAGTGGTTCCTCTTATTTTAGTAATAGTATCTGTATAAGTGGAATCAATTGTAATTGTATTTCCGACTTGGGATATTGAAGCAGCACCTGTTGTTGTGGAAAGACCATTTGCTCCTGTTGTTGTGGTGCCAGTTGCAACTGCTATAGTAATATCACCAGATTGATACGAGCCACCTGTTGCTCTAACTCTAGTAATAGTATCTTGTGATGAAATTGTAATGTCATTTGATGATTGGGTAACTGTAGTTGCTCCGCTTGCGAGGATGCTAACATCACCTGATACAAATGTTCCTGCTCCAGTTCCTCTTAATCTAGTTACTGTATTCGTATCTACACCCGTTAGAGTAATTGTATTTCCTACCTGTGCTACAGAGACAGATCCAGATGCGGCAATAGTAACATCTCCTGATTGAAATGTTCCACCAGTTCCAGCTAATCTTGTTACTGTATTTGTATCAACATAACTTGAATTTATTGTAATTTCATCCCCAGATCGTGCTAATGTTACATTTGTTCCTGCTACTAATGTAATATCATCGTTTACTCCAGATCCAAAATTTCCACCTGAAGTTAATCTAATAATTTTTTTGCCAGCTGCACCATCTTGTGCAGAAATTGCATAAGTTGTGTTATCGTTTGGTGTAGTTACTGTTGATCCTAAATCAATATCTACTCCATTGATAGTAATAAAATCATTAACTAAGGAAGTGTTTGCAATGTTGACAAAAGTATTTGTTGTTCCAGAAAGAAAACTAGATTCAATAGTTTTATTTGTAATTGTTTGTACATCAGTTAGATATACATTTCCTGGATTGTCCCAAACTAAACCAGCACCAGTACTTTTTAAATACTGTCCAGAGATACCAACACTGCCATTGATAACAATGCCATTACCAGTTAAATCTAAATTATCTCCAGAAACAAATTCTTCTATTTTTCTGGAAGTATAATTTACTGCTAAAGGAAAACGATCTGCCATTATACCAATGCCTGGGAATTATTCTTGCGTTAAAAGTATTTATAGACAGAAGAATCTGTTATTTATCATAGAAAATCTGCTTGAATATTTCTTATTCTTAGTTCATCTAGATATTCTGTGGGTCTTTGTTCTGCAAACATTTGATCCAAATCACCGCAGGTTATATTAGTTGGTTGATTTTTGGGATATCTTTCTTTTATTTCTGCTATTCTTCTATCAATTTCTTGAATGGGTTCCATTATTCCTTGCCTCATCCAATATAATGCATCTAATTGTTCTTCTGTGGATGGATACGAATACCATCTTACTTGACCATTTATCCAAAAATCTTTTATTTTCTTGTTCTCTTAATACACGCTGCTCTTCTTGGAATAATTTGTTCATCTCCTCAATTTTTTCTTCTTCAGAAGGAACATCTAAAAATTCTAATTCTTCTCCTTTGGAAAAATATTGAGCAAGATTTAATTTAACTTCTCTTGTATCTGCTGCTTTTTTTTGTTGTGCAATTTCTTCTTCTATTCTTTGCTTATCCCAATCTTTTTCTATTCCAATAGTAAGTTCTCTTAAAGAACCGTTTGCTAATTTGTACTCAATAATAATAATATTATCTAATATAGATTTAATTTTATATGTTGACATTTTATTGTACCTTAATGATATATGCTAGGGCATAATATGGAGGCAGATTTTTATCTGTACCATCTACACCTTGTGTAGAAACTGTTATATTATGAGTATGGGATTGTGATGTATTGCCAGTTGTCATATTATGTGTATGAGTTTGTGATGCATTTCCAGAAGTGAAATTATGTGTATGATTTGTACTTATTCCACCAGTAGTAAAATTATGTGTATGATTTGCTGATTGATTTCCAATGCTTACGTTATGGCTATGTGATCCATTGGTGTTTGTGGTAACATTGTGTGAGTGAGATCCTCCATTATATGAAGTTATACCTCCATGGTAATGTCCCACACTTATACCATCAGTTGCTCTACCAAAACCACCATGACTGTGATCTCCAGTGGTATTAGTGCTACCACCATGACTATGAACATCACTCTCTGTTCCTGTAGTTCCAGAATGAGTATGCCCTACACTATTATCACCAGTTGTTCCTGAATGTGTATGTGATTGGCTTTCTGTTCCTGTAGTGCCTGTATGGGTATGTGATTGGCTTTCTGTTCCTGTAGTGCCTGTATGCTGGTGTGATACTAAAATAGCATCTTTAGAACCACCAGTAGAAGATACACTATAAAGATTTCCTGCTCCAATTATAAATCTATCTCTCAAGTCTGGAGTAGTGATTCCATTTGATACTTGACCATCACATAATGCCCATTTGGTTGGAATAGCATTGATTGATCCAGACCACATAATAATTCCGCCAATAGGAAAAGGATCCGAATCTATTGTAATTGTCTGTGAATTTTGAGATACTCTAGTTCCTCCAGAACCTAGAATAGTTATCTGTCCTTCAATATATGGACTTGCTGTTGGTGCTCTAAGTTGAGTAAGTCCAGATCCTATTGTTAATGTATCATTATTTGATCTAGTAATTGTTACATTAGATCCAGCAATTAAAAATATATCTTGAAATCCAGAACCAGATCCACCTGCAGTTAATCTGATTCTTTTTTGGGTAGCATTTACACCATCAGCAACGCTAACTGAGTAAATTGTATTATCATTTGTATCAGGAATCGTAATAGATCCACCAAGTGGAACGTTTGTTCCATTGACATTAATACTAGAATTAATTAATGAAGAATTTGCTACATTTGTTAGTGTATTTAAACTAGCATTAAATGTACAAGAACTTAATGTTTTGTTTAGTAATGTTTGGTTATCTGATAAGAATACATCTGCAGCTCTTTGCCATCTAACTTGTGTTCCAGTTGAAGTTAAGACTTGAGAGTTTGCTCCAGTACTGGTGCCATCAAAAATACCAGCAGCAGTTAAATTTAAAGAATCTCCAGTTGGGAGTTCTCCTACTAATGAGGTTGAATTATTAATTACTAGCGGATATCTATTCGCCATGACCGTTTAATAAGTTTATTGTTGATGGAATTACTTGATTTAATGATTGTCTATATATGGCTTGGTTTTCTTTGTTCACTTTTACAACTTCATTTCTAAAAGATTCTACTGCAGCTCCAGCTTGTCTTGTTTGCTGAGCAGATTCTAAAATTAAAAATGGCAACCAATGTACCGCACATCTCCAATCATCAATTTGTTCTCCTGTATTTGGATTTGTTCCTCTAATTTGAGTAAACCAACTGCATTCTAATCCTATACAATCTTTACCAATTAATGGACAAAAATTTCCTGGCTCTAATTTCATAATTAATTAATAGGTGTAGTGGGCCAATCTTTATAATTTAAATCTTTACATAATGTTTTATAATCTGTCACCTTGTTTGGTAAATCTCTTAAATCTTGGCGATATTTTTTCCAAGATTCTTTTTGAGATTCTGACAAATTATTATCTGCAAGTTGTGTCCAATCACTTTCATATAATTTAGAAGTTCTTATTTTTTTAAATAATTCTTCCCAATTTATATTTAGTTCTAATTCTTCTGCTTGTTGTTTTTGATTCTCTTTTTGCTTTTCTATCTCAGCATAATAAAGATCTATTACAAATTTATATTTTTCTATATTTGTAATTATTTTATTGGGAATTTTTTCTTTATATTCTATATGTCCTTTTTTTTCTATTTCATTCCATTGAATAGCATGTATATTACATTCCAATCCAAAGTTTATATTTTCTGATATACTTAAACATCTTCCATCAATACAGATAGTATTATCTTCTACAATTATAGCTAAATTTTTTTTCATATTAATCTTTTTTGCAAATTATACAATTAACATAATTGACATTCATATTTATTTTTGGATTGGTAAATCCATGATCATGAGCTGAGGACAGAGTTGTGTTTTCTCCAATTGCAAATGATCCATAGTTCATATAATTTGCTGATGCTCCAAAAGCATTAAACAATGGGTTTGGACCTACATCCATCCAAAGACCTCTTGCACTAGCATTTAATGTATATGGGTGGGTGTGTGCAGGTATTTCATTTGAGGATAAACTGTGTGAATTTACATCTCCGTCAAATGTTTGTCTATTTGCCACAAAAATGGATGCAAATCCATTTCCAGTAACAGATACAAAACTACCACCAGAGCCAGTAACTATTCTCATTGCTGTATCATTTAACCCAGTATCTGTTAATTTAGTCCATCCAGTTGGAGCAGAAGATTGATAAAACACTAATGTTGTTCCTGTTTGGAATTGTTGGGGAACTTCTGATAATGTTATGTAATCTGATGTATCAATACTTCCATCTGATCTTAAAAAACCATGTGGATTTATTCCTCTATCTACAGTAACTGATGCTGTAGCTCTTATTGTAGTTCCGTTTATATTTCTTGCCCAAAAATCACCATTAGAATCTCTTGCTACAATTTTATTTCCACCTCTTGCACTTTCAGTACCAACTACTGCATCCACTGCCCAGGTTCTTGCAGCAGAACCATCGTAATTATCTCCAGTTAAATATGATCCTCTAGTTAATACATTTGCTACCTTATCTGCTGTTCCAGTTAAATTTCCTGTGACATTTCCAATTAAATCTGCTGTAATTGTTCCCGCTGAAAAATTCTTATTTGCATCTCTAGCTACTATTTTATTTGCTGTATTTGATGCTGTAGCATCTACAGCTATAGTTCTTCCATCTAATCCATTATATAATGTTGCACTATTATCGTAAATAATATAAGAACCTGCGGTTAAATTTTGTAACGAGATACTAAAATTTAATGTATCATTATTTGTTCTTCCTATACTCAAATAATTTCCATTGGTGGTTAGAAATATATCTTGAAATCCAGAACCAGATCCACCAGCAGTTAATCTAATTCTTTTTTGAGTAGCATTTACTCCATCTGCAACACTAATTCCATATAAGGTATTGTCATTTGTATCGGGAATATTAATAGAACCTCCTAAAGATACATCAGTTCCATTAATATTAATTGATGAATTTAATAAATTATTATTTGATATATTAATTAGAGAATTTGATGATGCATCTAAAATACAATTAGATAAAGTTTTATTTTGTAGAGTTTGTGTGTCATTTAAAAATACATCTGCTGCTCTTATCCATTTCACATTACTATTATTGGAAGATAAAACTTGCCCATTACCACCAGTACTAGTACCATCAAATATTCCAGATGATGTTAAATTCAAAGAATCTCCAATAGACAATTCTCCTACTAAACTTGTTGAATTATTGATGACTAATGGATATCTGCTTGCCATATAAGATTTTTATATGTATTTATGAGGGGGGTTGACAAGCCTTCAAATCTGTGGTATCATAAATAAATGTTAAGGAATGCAAACATTTCTTAACATATTTTAATAAACCTTACGTTCTTTTAAAACTATGACCGCATCCATCGCTCAACAGCGTGGAAGTAACACTTGGGAACAATTCTGTGAGTGGGTAACTTCTACCGATAATCGTCTTTACGTCGGTTGGTTCGGAACTCTAATGATTCCAACCCTTCTCGCTGCTACTATTTGTTTCATTGTTGCCTTCATTGCTGCACCTCCCGTTGATATCGACGGTATCCGTGAACCAGTTGCTGGTTCACTAATGTACGGAAACAACATCATCTCTGGTGCTGTTGTTCCTTCGTCCAATGCTATTGGACTTCACTTCTATCCCATCTGGGAAGCTGCTTCGCTTGACGAGTGGCTATATAATGGTGGACCATTTCAACTGGTCGTATTCCATTTTCTAATTGGTATCTATGCCTACATGGGTCGTGAGTGGGAACTTTCCTACCGTCTGGGTATGCGTCCTTGGATCTGCGTTGCTTATAGTGCTCCTGTTGCCGCTGCTTCTGCAGTGTTCCTTGTCTATCCTTTCGGTCAAGGTTCCTTCAGTGATGCAATGCCTCTCGGAATCTCGGGCACGTTCAACTACATGCTCGTCTTCCAAGCAGAGCATAACATTCTCATGCATCCTTTCCACATGCTCGGCGTGGCTGGGGTATTTGGTGGCAGCCTCTTTAGTGCTATGCACGGAAGTTTGGTTACGTCTTCACTCGTTCGTGAAACGACTGAAAATGAGTCACAGAACTACGGTTACAAGTTCGGACAAGAAGAAGAAACTTACAACATTGTAGCTGCTCATGGTTATTTCGGTCGTCTTATCTTCCAATATGCTTCCTTCAATAACTCACGTTCACTGCACTTCTTCCTTGCTGCTTGGCCTGTAGTTGGCATCTGGTTTACTGCTCTCGGTGTTAGCACCATGGCATTTAACCTGAACGGTTTCAACTTTAATCAGTCGATCACTGATAGTCAGAATCGTGTCATTCCTACTTGGGCAGACATTCTGAATCGTGGTGGTCTGGGTATGGAAGTGATGCACGAGCGTAACGCTCACAACTTCCCTCTTGACCTTGCAGCTGCTGATAGCACTCCTGTTGCTCTCACCGCACCCGCCATCGGATGATGTGTTGGTTTTAAGATAAAAATTGTCATTTAATTGAGAACCCCTTATAATTACTAAGGGGTTCTTTTTTTTTGTGTCTATAAATGAAAAAAGAAAATCAATGCTGGCATTTTATAATGTCATCCTTTGCTAGAATTTATGGCGTAAACAAAATCAAAAGTGAAGAAAGATTTCATGCATTCGCTTTACAGTGGTGCGATGATCATAACTATGTTTGTGATATTCATCTTGATGATCTGAAAAAAGTTGATGTTTATTTTAAACAAGAGTACGAAAACTGGGAGGAATAAATGAAAGTTGGATTAATTGGACTAGGACGAATGGGTGAAGGTATGTCTCGTCGTATGATGAAGGCAGGAATAGAAGTTTGGGGCTATCGTAGGAATTATGAAAAGGCAAGTGAAGCATATGAAAAAGGATATGTGAATGGGGTTGTAACTACTATTGAAAATCTAGTTAAAGTAATAAAAAAAGATGGACAGCAGCCAGGAATTTTTCAAATGGTTGTTCCTGCCGAAACAGTAGAGGAGACTATCAATGAATTACTACGATATTGTGGTGAAGGAGATATTATTATTGATCATGGCAATAGCAATTTTAAAGACAGTCGGAAAAGAGCAGAACGTCTGGCAAAAATGGGCATCCAATATATTGATTGTGGCACTAGCGGTGGTGTCTACGGTTTGGATCGTGGATACTGTCTTATGGTTGGTGGCGGAAATACTGCAGTCGCCACTTGTGCGAGAATTTTTGATGCCCTCGCTCCAGGAATCAACGCTGCCCCGAGGACTCAGTTTGACTCGGATGTAACTTCTGCTGAGTTTGGGTGGTTACACTGCGGTGGTCCTGGTGCAGGACACTTTGTAAAGATGGTGCATAATGGTATTGAGTATGGTATTATGCAAGCATACGCTGAAGGATTTAATATTATTAAAAATGCAAATGCAGGTGCTCAATATGTACGAGAAGGAGACGCAGAGGTTGCCCCCATGGCAGACCCAGAAAGTTATTGCTATGACATTGATGTTGCTGAAGTGGCTGAGCTATGGCGTCGTGGTAGCGTGGTTGGTAGTTGGTTACTCGATCTTACTGCTGATGTGCTACGCAGGGATGGTGAGCTTAAACAGTTCTCTGGAGGCGTATCCGACAGCGGTGAGGGTCGTTGGACTGTTTCTGCCGCTGTGGACTTGGGTGTTCCCGCTCCTGTTATTACTACTGCCCTATTTGAAAGATTTAACTCACGCAATCTCGGATCATTCGGAGCAAAAATCTTGAACGGTATGCGTTATATGTTTGGTGGTCATCATGTTAGATGATTATAATTTTTGCTATGCCCCTTGACAAATTCCTCAAGACCGTCTACAATGTGTAGATGGTTTTTTTTATAATGATTGACGAACAAACCCCATACAAAACTGCAGAAATTATTAGGGATACCTGGCCAGGTCTTTACCGACCACCACTTGACAAGCACCTAAATACCAACTACAATACCAAAGGAGATTCTGAATTCGCTATGGACATTCAAATTTACAAGAAACCTGGATGCGGTTACTGTGTTAAGGTTGATGAGTTGATGGCTCGTGCTGGTATCGAAGCTGAAATTATTATGATCGGCAAAGATATTACAGTGGACGAGTTTAAAACAAATTATCCTAATGCAAAGGGAGTTCCTCATGTAGTTATTGGTGGGGAAGAAATTGGTGGGCTTGTAGAAACTGTTAAATACTTTGTGGAAAAGGGTCTCGTAACTTCTAAAAAGTAATGAACGAAATTTATTCCATCGTAGATACAGCAATCGATCAGGCATTTGTTAATGATCGATATGTTTTGGATCTATATGATTATTTTAGAATCAATGAAGCAAAACGTAATGATGCCACTGAATTCATTCATAGTTTAACTGCATCTTCTCTTGCCGAATTGATTGGAGAGTTAACTGAGTATCTTGCTGGAGGTAATCAACAACTGATCGAAGCATACAAACATGTAGGTAAACCAAAAGCAAGAAAGATTCGGGACTACTTAGATAAAATTTTACTTGATGCTAAGCGTTACGAAGATGAGCGAAAACCAGGAAGAAAAAAAGGATCCAAGAACAAGAAACGCAGACAAACTGCCACTAAATAGAGGTGTAGAGCTTATGCTCAGGAGGGTGAAAGAGGAACCAAAAAAACACGGTTTTATTTTTAATAAACTTTTTACCCTCCGCAAAAGACAATTCTTTTTTAATATTGAATTCTCGTGGAGGGACTTAGAATAAACAAAGTCGCTCGGAGAAAGAACAATGGAAGCAACCACACTATTCTTTTCAGGATGTTTTATGGTTCTGTTTTTAATTGTGGGAATTATAGCTGGGTGGCATATCAATGACATCATTTATAATCTTTACAACAGAAATTCTCCTCAACTCCATCCTGAAATGTATGATGATGAAGGTATCATGATTAATGAAGAGTTGTTATCGGTAAGATTTATTGATGAAGAAGAAGAGGAAGAGGAGGATGATTATTATTGATATGAATCAGATTATGATTAGTAATCTGATGACACAATTAAAACATGATTTTTGACGTTCTCAATAAGATTAGAGACGAAATCAAAGAGTATTTTCCTTGGAAAGTTATTGAAGTCATGGGAGCAGAGGCAGATGATGTAATCTCAACACTCTGTAAAAACAAAGACAAAAATAAAGTTCTTATCCTATCTGGGGACAAGGACTTTATTCAACTTCAAAAGTATCCTGGAGTATATCAATTTAATCCAACAACAAAAAGGTATGTAACTTCCGATAATCCATATTCTTTTGTTAAAGAGCATGTAATTAAAGGAGATAAATCGGATGGCATTCCAAACTTTTTATCGCCAGATGATACCTTTGTTAGTGGAGCAAGGCAAAAACCAATCAGTCAAAAGAAATTAAATATTTGGGTGGATCAAGATGCAGAAAAGTTTTGTGAATCCCAAGAACAATATAAAAACTATTGTAGGAACAGAACATTAATTGATTTTGATTATGTTCCAGAAGAAATTGAAACAAAAATCATGGAGGAATATGAATCGCTAAATAGCATTGAGAAACAAATTCCTTTGGAATACTTCCAGAAGCATCAGTTGAATGATTTGATGCAAGAATTCTTCTTTCGTACTTCATCGCCATTTAAAAAATGAAACTCTTAATTTCAGAAGTGCTCCAAAAAGTGAGCAATGCAAAAACAAAACAAGAAAAAATTAAACTTCTTCATGATCATAATAGTGCTGCTCTTCGTGCAATTTTGATTGCAAACTACGATGAGAGTGTTATTTCTATGCTTCCTGAAGGTGAAGTTCCTTTTGAAGCGAATGATGCTCCCAAAGGAACTGAGCATACTGTTCTTGAAAAAGAATATCGTAAGTTATATCTTTTCTTCAAGGGAGGAAGTTCTTCTTTGAAGCAATCTCAACGAGAAAATCTTTTTATTCAAATGCTTGAAGGACTTCATCAAGAAGAAGCACACGTTCTTATTCTTGTAAAAGATAAAGCACTTGGTAGAAAATATAAATTGACCCGTGCTTGTGTTGAGGAAGCATTCCCACAAATTAAATGGGGGGGACGTGCCTAATGAAATTTCTCCATCAAAAATGTGATCCTGAATTAGCAAACGATCGTAGTTTGCCATACACTGCATACATTGTAACTTATGAGGAGGATGGGGAAATTTCTTATGATATTGTTATCTGTAATAAACAAATAGAGATATTTGATTATTATTGGGATAAATATCGTGAGAGTCTAATTGGATTTAAACAAACTGAAGGTAGAGTAAATCCCAAACTATGGGGAATTAAACCTAAAGAAGAAAAAAGGAAACGCTAATGGAAAGCAGTAATAAAAATACTTTCTGTATTCAATACTGGAAAGTTTCGGATACTTCTGATGTAAAAGTTCTTCGTAGAATTAATAAGAACGGAACTCCAGTATCGACTAAAAAATATAGTGAAGTATTTTTTTATACTAAGCTGAAAGATGCCATGCCTGACGCCAGATTTTTAATGGAAAATGGATATGACATCAAGATTAGAAAATGTTGTGTGGGTAAAAACGATTCATTCTGGCTAATGTAAATGGGCAAACACTACTTATTAAACCTATATGGGTGCTCGTTGTCTCTTCTTGACAACGAGTTTTTTCTATGTGACATGCTTGAAAATGCTGCTGAAGCATGTGGAGCACATGTATTACAAACTATGTCACATCAATTTAAACCACAAGGTGTGACAGCAATCTGTCTGCTTTCCGAAAGTCATATTAGTATTCACACATGGCCAGAAAAAGGTGAAGCAGCAGTAGATGTATTTACTTGTGGCGATTCTGAACCTAAGATTGCATGTGATATTATCATTGAGCAACTCAATGCAAAGCACTATGATCTTGAGTTCATTCAACGGTAACAAATGTTACAAAATTGTATCAATATATAAATTACGTTCATCGCTTTCAGCGACGGAAGTAAGCCGACTCGGAACGGATCGTTCATTCGCTATTCGAAAATAGCGAACGCAAAAGCCGACTGAAGGAACGCTCTTTAACCTAAAAAACTAAGGAGAAAACCTAATGTCTAAAGTAGTATATCGTGGTGTTGAATACGATAAGCAAAAACGTTTGGAGTATCAACAACAGATGATGCAACAACCTCAACAATACAACGAAACCTATCGTGGAGTTAAGTTTGTAAAGGAGGGACACAAATGAACTGGCTTAATTTAATACGCAAACAAATAGAAAAGAAAAGAAAACTAGAGATTGCTCAGTATCATATGGCAACTTTAGGATAATTTAAAAGGGGGGTTGACAACCCTCCTTTTTTATGTTATGATATGCTGGTAATTACGGAGGACAATGCAGACAAACACTCCAACGTCATTGAACCAGTATATTAAATGGTTACGCAATGCTGTTGATAAAGGTCATCTTTATGACAGCGATGAATACTATCGTATCAAAAAAGAACTTTACGAAGCAGTTGAAGTTCGTAACAAACTCAAACATCTGGAAAAAGCACAACGAGGTTTCGGATACACTTATGACCAATCAATCTTTGAACAGCCCAGTGAAACTGATCTCAGTGACACCACAAGCGGAACAGACGATGGGGTATATAGCGAGGGTGAGCAACCCAGCGAATCAGGAGAATCCGAATGTAGCGGGACTACTGAAGTATTGCATCAAGCATAATCATTGGTCTGTATTTGAACAGGCAACGATGACACTTGAGATTGAAACTAATCGTGGTATCGCAGCACAAATTCTTCGTCATCGTTCATTTACATATCAAGAATTTTCGCAACGCTATGCTGATACAAATCTTTTGTCGCAGCATATTCCTATTCCTGAACTTCGCCGTCAGGATACCAAGAACCGTCAGAATTCTACAGATGATCTTGATGGTTATCTTAAACTTGTTTTAGAAGGAGAGATTCAAGAACACTTTGCTAAAGCACAACTACTTTACAATCGGCTTTTGAATCAGGGAGTGGCAAAAGAATGTGCAAGGTTTGTACTTCCACTCGCTGTACCGACAAAAATTTATATGACGGGCTCATGCAGGTCATGGATCCACTATATATCTTTGAGATCTGCTAATGGAACTCAAAAAGAACACATGCAGATTGCAGAAGCTTGTAAAACAATTTTCTGTGAACAATTTCCTACTGTTGCTGAAGCTTTGGAGTGGAACTGATGCCTACATATCCTGTTAAACATAAAGAAACTGGGGAGACTCAAGAGCTTTACATGACAATGAAAGAGTATGAGCAATGGAAGATTGACAATCCAGACTGGGACAAAGACTGGTCTAAAGGTGTTGCTGGAGTCGGAGAAGCAGGTGACTGGAGAAACAAAATGAACAAGACCCATCCTGGGTGGGGAGAAATAATGACCAGAGCATCTAAACTTCCTGGTTCAAACGTACAATGGTAATCTAATTAATTAAAACATATGCCAAGAGCAAGAAAGAAACTGACACCAGACATTAATGGTATGAGTGCCAAACAACTAAAGAGAAGGAAGCCAATCAATTCAAACTACCTTTTAAACATCGAACCACTAACAGATAATCAGCGTATTTTATTTGAAGAGTATGGAAAGGGACAACACTTGTTTGTCTATGGATGTGCAGGAACTGGTAAAACATTTGTTGCACTTTACCTTGCATTAAAGGATGTTCTTGATGAAAATTCACCTTACGAAAAAATCTATATCGTTAGGTCTCTTGTTGCTACTAGGGAAATTGGTTTCCTTCCTGGTACTCATGAAGATAAGTCATCACTTTATCAAATTCCCTATAAAAATATGGTAAAGTATATGTTCGAGATGCCTGATGATAACAGCTTTGAGATGCTGTATGAAAACCTGAAGGCACAAGAAACCATTTCATTCTGGAGTACTTCTTTCCTTCGTGGTTCTACGCTTGATAAAGCAATTGTGATTGTGGATGAATGTCAGAACCTTAACTTCCACGAGCTTGATTCTATTATCACTCGTGTTGGTGAAGATACTAAGATTATGTTCTGTGGTGACGCTAACCAGTCAGATCTACAGAAATCAAATGAACGTACTGGCATCGTTGACTTTCAAAAAATTCTTGACAACATGGAAGAATTTTCTTTGATCGAATTTGGTATTGAAGATATCGTTCGTTCTGGTCTTGTCAAGTCTTATATCATCAGTAAACTTAACCTAGGATTGTAATGAAACTATTTGATCATGTGGGACTGGATGCCATTGAAATGAATACTGTTACTATT